TCACCCCGCCCCACCCACCACCACCCCCTTCGTCAAGAAATCCAGCACCACCTCCGTCGCCCCCTCCAGCGGCGTGAAGGTGATCGCAATGAGCCCCTGCGTGGTCGCGGTGCGCGTCAGGCATTCGCTGTACACCGCCACGGGCGGCTCCTCGTCCAGCCACACCCAGTGGCGTGCCGTGCCCTCGAAGGCCTTGCGGCCCTGGTCATACGATTTGAACCCGATGACCGACTCGCCCCCGCTCTGGTGGCGCACGCACAGGTAGTCGAGCGCGCCGTTGGCGCCGGCGCGCGGGCGGGCCTTGGCAATGTCGTCGGCCGGCACCATGCCAGTGCCCGGCTGGCCGGGCTGGCCATAGAGTTCGAGCTGCACGATGTCGCGCGTGGTCTCCAGGCTCTTGCCGGCGGCCCAGGCCTGGATGGGGCCATCGAAGCGCCGCCCCTCCCACCAATGGGGGTAGCGGCCCGTGAGGTGCAGAGCTGTTTCGTAGGCCCCCGCAATGGTCTTTCCCACGCGGTTGCCGGCCATGAAGCAGCGCTCACGGTGCTCAGCGCCGGCGCGGAAGAAGGCCAGGTGCCGGCCGTACAGCGCGCGACGCAGAGGGCCTTCGTCCTGGAAAAAGCGGCGCATGCGCCAACCTGCGAGCCGCTCGCGCAGCAAAGCCTCGATGGCCGCGATCTCTTCGAGCGTGGCGCCGGCCAGAACGTCGGGAAGGGCTGGCAGCTCAGCGGGCACTGTGCGGCTTCTCCCTGGTCGACTTCACCTGCTCCAGCGCAGCCAGCATGCCTTCGGCGCGCTCGGCGGGCATCTGCGCCAGGGCCTTGCGCAGCGGGTCGGGGGCCTCGTCGGCCTTCTTGGCGAACATGCCCAGGTGCGTGCCCAGCAGGTCCAGGGCCTTGAGCTTTTCGGGCGACTTGAACTTCTTGCCCAGTTCCAGCTGGCCGCCGGGGCCGATCTCCACCACCTCGATGGAGGCGATGGCGGCGGCCGTGGCACCATCGAGCTCCTGCACGCGCTTCAGGCTGCCATCGCCGTTGAAGAGCTTGCGGATGTCGAAGAAGGCTATGCCCGCCAGCTCACGCAGCACCATGGCCGGCGTCACGCCGTCCCCGGGCTCACCCGCGCCCACGCCCTCGCGCGGCTCTACTGGTGCGGGCGGGCGGGCGCCAGCCGCTGGCACCGCCAGCAGGTGTGGCACGGTCTTGCCGCCACTCATCGCGCTGCCCCGCGCACCAGGCGCTCCATGGCCGCAATCACGCGCAGGCGGTCGGCATCGTGCAGGCATTCGCCGCGCAGCCAGTCGGCCGGAAAAAGCACGTTCACCGCGCTCACTGCGGCATAGGGCACCTGCGCGCGCGCAGCCTTGAGGAGGGCCGTGGCGCTGCCCAGCGGGTGCAGGTCGCCACGCAGGTAGACCATGCCCGACGCCGTCACACCCGCGTGCAAAGGGGCTGCGCCCGGGGCCTGCAGCTCGATGAGGTGCAGGTCTTCCTGGCTGTGGTCTTCAACAAAGTCCATGGGCAAGTCTCCTGGTGGGCAATCAGCGGGCCATGGCCAGCGCCCGGCGGGCATCCATCTCCGAGATGCACACATCGCCTCCCACGCGCCGCAGCAGGATGCTGTAGCGCTGCACCAGCCGCCGCCCGCGCGCGCTCGACGCCGGGCCGGTGCTGGTCTGCACGCGGCCGGCCTCGCGCAGCTTGGCCAGGCAGCTGCTGATCTCGGGGTGCGAGGTCTTGGGCAGGTCCAGCGCGGCGCCAATCTGGCCCAGCGTGAGCGGCTGGCCGGCCTGGCTGTGCAGCAGCTTTTCCACGCGCGACTTGAGGCCGCCAGCGCGGATGCTGGTGATGGTGCGCGCGGGCATGGTCGGGGCATCCATGGCGGCAGAAGGACAGGAAGAAAGGTGTAACTGCGTGTGTGCTTGCATGGCAAAACTCAAGAGGTTGGCAAGGGTGGCAAGAAAGGCCGGGGGGACTGCGCGGCCACGGTGGCGTGGTCTTGCAAGCCGCACCGGCATTGGGTTTAGCAGGATCCGCAGACCGCACAGGCCAACGAAGAAGCCCTCTGGCGCAAGGCCTGGCTGGGCTGGCGGTGGGGGTTGGTGCAAATACGACAGGTGCCACCAGGGCGTGGTGCCGGGCGGCTACGATCCCGCCACCCAAAACCACTGATAACAAGGGATTTCGTTCATGAGGGCATCACTCACCACCATCTGCGCCGCCGTTGCGGCCGCCACCCTGTCGCTGCCCGCTTCGGCGGCGATCGACATCGACCTCACCAATGCGGGCTACCAGCCCGAGGCGGTCGACGCCTTCACCGTCAAGCGCCTGAAAGTGCCCGGCATGGGCGAGTGGGACGTCACCTTCAAGTGGGACCCCCAAACACTGCACTTCGTACCCCAAGCCGTGGCCCCAAGCACAGCAGCGCAGCTCAAGATCTCGGGCCCGACCACGGTGAACGAGGCCGGCACCATCACGTTGTCTGCCGCCTTGCAGAACGCCGACGGCAGCAGCACCCCCACGGTGGCCATCTGGACCGTGGTGCCCGCCTCGGCCGGCACCATCACGCCCCAGGGCGTGTTCCTGGCAGCCAGCCAGACGGCCGATGTGAACGCGGTGTTCACCGCCAGCGCGCTGCTGCAGGGCAAGACCATCACCAGCACCTACACCGTGAAGGTGCTCAACGTGTCGGCCGCGCAGCGCACCTGCGCAGGGGCCCTTGCCAACAACGCCAATGGCATGCTGCTGGCCGACTTCCGCGTGAACCCCGAGGCGCAGAAGGTCAGCATGCTGCTCACCGCGGCATCGGGCAACCCCAACTTCCTGAGCGGCAGCCTGCTCTTCGTGCAGGGCACCACCTCCATCGACGTATCGCCCTACCACTACGATGCGGACACGGCACTCTTCTCTCCGTCGAACGGCTGGTCGGGCATCGGCACCATCGCCTCGCCCGCGCAGAAAGAGGCCGTGTTCTCGGCCTTCCCCTCCAGCATCAACCTGGCGCAGCCCTTCGAGATCCGCTACGCAGGGATTGCCGGTGCACCGGGGTTGATCAGCTGCAACTGACTAGGGGTGGCGGCTGGCGACTGCGTCGCTCACCGGCCAGGCGTCTCTGAGGGCGCGCGCATCAGCGGCGTGGCCATCAGCCTGTCGTGCCAGCTCTTGATGCGCTCGGCTGCAGTCTGCGAGTAGCTCACCGGCGGCAGCGGCGTACCCAGCGATGGCGGCGGGGGCAGCAGCACCCGCGGCAATGCGCCGGGCGGCGCCGGCTGCCTGCTCGCGCAGGCCGTCAGACTCAGTGCGAGCACGGGCAGCATCGCGCTGCAAAGCCGCTTCGCGGGTGCGTGCATCATTCAATGCTCCTTGGTACTTGAGTGCGGTGGCGCGCTCGGCCGCCCAGGCAGCCTGGCTGGCGCGGGCCCGCTCGGTGGCATGGGTGGCCTGCAGGCTGGCAATCTGTTCGCCCAGGCGCCAGTCCTGCAGTTGCCACGCAGCCGTTGCAGCCAGGGCGGCGCCCAGCGCGGCTGCTGCGGCATGGGTCATGAGCAGCGTGGTCATGGAGTGCGATGCCCCTGCAGCAGCCCTTCCAGGCAGGCCGTGGTCTCGGCCGCGCGCCGATTCGCCAGGCCTTGCACAAAGCGCATTTCAGGCCTGCCGTCGGGCAGCGTGCGGCCGGTGCGCACATAGCTCCACACCGGCTTGCCACTGTCAGAAAGGCCCAGCCGCCGGCAGCCCAACGCCCATTCGCCCGCATTCCAGGCCACCATCGCCTGGCTCGCGCAGGTGTTGCCCACACCGTTGTTCCAGGCATGGCTGGTGGCCATGTCGAAGACGCTCTGCGGCGGCAGCCGCGAGAAGCACTGCGCCAGGCGCAGCTGCAGCGCCTCGATGGCGGCGCCCTCCTCCTGCGCGCAGCGCGCAGGCGTCCAGCGCTGACCCACCACCACGGGCGTGCTCGTCACATGCCGCGTGATGCCCTTGCACACCGTTGGCAGCCCGCCCGCGAGCTTGTCCGCATAGACCAGGCCAGGGTCGCGCTGATCGGGCTCCCACTGGCCCAGGAAGGTGAGCACACCCGCACTGGCCAGCGCGAGCGAACCCATCAGGTGGGGAAAGTAGCGCAGGCGGTCGGTGACTGCAAAGGCAGTGCCAGCGCCGCTCATTCATCCACCCCCTGCTCGGCCAGCTCGCTCTCGGGCAGGTCCATGCCGCGGCGCAGCCGCGCCATGCGCAGCTCGTGCTCGCGCGCATGGCGCCGGTTGGCCTCGCGCTTGTAGTACCAGGTGATCACCAGGCCCGCCACGGCCACGATGGCGCCCACCAGGCCCAGGAACTCGTTGGAGGTGATCCAGCCAAAGCTGGTGAGCCCCGCCCCGGCCGCAATGGTCTTGCCGCCCGTGGCGCCCAGGGCGTCGATGGTTTCGTTTCTCATGGGTGCTGCTCGCTTTCGTCGGGCGTAAAAAAACCCGCCGAGGCGGGTTGTGGGTACATGGCGCGGATTGGCGCAGCGGCGGCGTAGTTGTTCCGTATCGCTGGGGCTCTCGCCAGCCAGGGCTTCGGAACAGAACAGCGCGTCGGGATCCTGGGGCACGATGGGTAGTACGAATCGGAGGCTCTCCCGCAAGCCGTAGCGCTTGCCCTTGCTGGTCTCGAGCCACTGGCAGGCCCGGTCTTCTAGTTCGTCGAGGACTCAGAGCGCATCCCAGCGCGCGCTGGCTTGTAGGCGATCTCATTGAAGCGCGCGCCCTTTTCAACCAACTGGCGGCCCCATAAGGCCCCATCGACAATCACCAGTTCGCAAGGCTGTATTGCCCGTGGTCCAGGATTCGCGCCGCGTGGCTTTAGACCGCAACCAGGCCGGATGGCTTTGCAGAAGGCGGCGTACATCACGCCGCTCCAAGGCCGAGGTGGCCGCGTACGACAACCACGAAGGCCACCCACGCCGTACGCACAGTGGCCAGGGCCTGCGAGGTCAAGACGTCGCGGGCTTGCTCCTTGCGCAGCAGCCGGGCGGCGCCGATGGCATCTTGGGCCCCGTGCCAGGTGGCGGCCTTCTGCAGGATGTCGTCGGCGGCCTGCTCTGCGGTCCAGCCCTTGGCAATGGCCCAGCTCTGGACCATGCCCGGCACCATACCCACGTAGCCACCCTACGCGTAGGCGTGCGCCTAGCGCTTAGCCTCTTCGTACTCGGCCTGCCGGTTGCCGATGGCCAAACCGTAGATGGTGTCCAAGTCGGCGTCGATCTGGGCCACGGCGCGCAGGGGCCCCAGGTCTGGCTAGGGCGGGCTCGGAAGGTCGCCTGTCCAATCGGACACCACGCCCTGCCTGCAAATGGCGTTGAAGGGTAGTACCTCTTCGCCGCCCTCCAATCCTTCGACAATGTACGTCGAGGCCTGCGTGACCACGCTCTTGAACGGGTCGTGCACCGTCCCCGAAACGGTAATTTTTGTCATGGTCAGGCCACCTTCAGTTTTTGTGCGACGACGCGGTTTGCAGAGCTGAGGGATAACCGCGAATCCCAGCGATAGCCAGGGCCACAAACTTCACGAACGTTGAAAGTCTGAAACGCACAAGGCTCCACCGGAACAGAACTCGGCACGTTGCCGCCGGTGGGCGTAGACCAAAGAAAGGGGCCAACGCTGCCAAAGAAATTGATTGCGTTCAAGTTCCCGCTTGTGAGCAGCGGAGGCGGCAATTTTCCCCACATGTAGTTCCAAAGTGATGGAATTCCGCTATTGTTGTAGATAGCCTGCGGCTGGAGGCTTCGTGCCGACTTCATGACCGGGTTGTTGCCTGAGATTTCCAAGCGATAGACGACCCCCGCGTTTTCGGCCGTTCCGGCTGCCACCACGCAACCTGCCGCATCACCCATCAGCAGGCTTACGTGCGTAGCATTACTATCGGTGGTAACGCCAATTTGCGTACCTGCAACTGCAGTGCCTGCGTTGTCGGTCAATACGTTAAACGCCGCATCGGGGCCTGGATTGCTGTTCCAGCCAGCCACAATTACCTGATTGCTTCCGACAACGTGAAGCACGCTCGGTTTGATGTTGGACATCAGCGTCACCGCCGACGCGACAACGGTCGTTGCAGGCGCACTCAAAATAACGCCGTAGCTGCTGCTAGCGCCATACACCATGGCCACGCGACCCGAACCCAGCAACCGGTAATGGCCGTTGTTTCCAACGGGGTTGGCCAACTGGTGACCCGTGCCACCAGTCAGCCCCGTGCCCGACACCGTCACCAGTTGCACATAGCCGATTTGATCGCTACCCCAGGAGAACGACAACACTTTGCTGCTGCCGATGTCAATCAAATCAATGGTTGCGTTGCCACCATTGCCATTACCGCCGCCAACGTTCGTGATGCCGTATTCCCCGGCGCCGATGGTGGGCGTGGTGCCGGAAATGGTGATGGCCTTCAAACCGCCTTTTGGCGTGCCGGCCGCGCCATAGTTGAACGACACCACAAACCCCTGCCCCGCGACTGAGATCAGATCCTGGATGCCATCGCTTATCAGAGATGCACCCGCCACCGAGAAAGACACCGGGCTGTTGACGGTGATCACGGTGCCAGAAAACCCCAACACGACAGCCTGACAAGCGGGGCCGTTCGGGGATGAGAGAAGCAGCACCTGATCAGTCGCCGACTTGATGGCTCGCATGTTGAGCGATTGCGCAGCCGTGCGGACCACCACCGGCGTGCCGAACTGCCCGGCCTGACCGTCCCACACCACGGCAGCGATGCGGGTCGCGTTGTCGGTGAAAAACAGAACCTCGCGCGTCGCGTCAAGTTGCACGACGAACTTCAAATAGTTGGACGCGCTGGCGAACGCCAGCGGCACGCTCAGAAAGGAGTAAGGCAGGTGCCCGCGCAACACCCAGGCCCCAGCCACGCTGCCCACGTTCTTAGGGTCGGCCGCCACACTTTCCGAAGGTCGCACCCAGCCCAACGGAGTGCCGGCACCATCGCGGATTTCCAGATCCCAGCCTCCAGCGTTCTGGATCACGAAACCTGCGATGCCCACCGTCAAAGTGTCGGCCGCAGGCAGTTGCACCCACTGGCCCGGCCCGGTGGTGGTGATGGCCTGGAGCGCACCGCTCGCGGCCGTGAGCGTGGTGTTGCCGCTGGCGGTGCCGGCGCCTACGCCCCGGGTCGGCGCCGTGATCAGCGCGTACTGCCCACCCCCATCCACCCCCAGCACCTTGCCCGCGTCGGGCACACCTGGCGATGGCAAGGTCGAACTCTCGCCGGCCAGGCTGATGGTCCAATCGGTGAAGGTGCCCGAGCCTCGAACGTCCGAGAAAGCCACCGTAGCCACCAGCGCTCCAGTTCCCGTGTCCGCGCTGGACAGCGTGCCGACCATGCGGGAGTTCGCCGGGTCGGCAGTGCGCGCGATCACGATGCGCTGGCCGATGGCGAAGAGCTTCCCGGTCTGTACCAGGGTGAGGCTCTTGGTGCCGGCGCTGAGCGACAGGCTCGTGGTGCTCGTGGCGCTGGTGCCGGGCGCGTTGACCGCGCTGGCGGCGCTGGCCGCAGCGGCGTCGCGAGCGGCCTGCGCATCAGTGACCGCATTGGCAGCCTCGGCCGCAGAGCCTGCAGCATCCGAGGCGCTGCCAGCAGACTCTGTCGCGTTGCCGAACGTATTTGCTGCCACTGCTGACAGCTCGGCCCCGAAGGTCTGCTGCGCCACGCTCCAGGGATACGCGCGCACGTTGAAGCTGCTGCGATCGTTTGGGTCCGGCGGGGTGGGCAGCGCGGTGATGGTGGGTGGATTGGTTGGCATCAGATGAGCCCTTTCACGTTGATGTCGATGGAGGCATGCCCGAAGCTGTCGTAGCCCACGGGCGAGGAGGAAGCAATGCCGAAGACGTTCAGGCCCTCGTAACCCTTGGCGGGCGTGGCAAAGAAAGCCACGGGCCGGTCGAGCACGCGCTGCAAGGTCTTGAGCGCAGCGTCTGCGTGCTCGCGCGGCATGACCACGCTGGCGCGCAGGTTCGTCGCGCTGTGGCGCTTGACGATGCTGGTGGTGCCGTCGTCGTTGGTCTTGATGTAGCTGTAGGTCACCGGCTCGGCCGATGCGCCGTACTGGGTGCCGCCCCACTGGGCTTCGTCGCTGATGAGCGGGATGTAGTCGCCCATGACGATCATCCCTATGCCCACCGGCTGCCCTGCCGCTGCCGTGATGGTCAGCGTGAGCTCGGCCGCGGGGCGGATCGGAATGCCTGTGAACACCAGCTTGCCCACCGGCCGCACGGGGGTGAACAGGTACTCGTACCAGCCCAGCGGGTCGTCCACCAGGAAGCCCGAACGCGCGTAGATCACTGTGCCGCCAGGCGCATCGCGCACCGTCACGCTGTACTGGCCACCCGTGAGGCCATACAGCGCCAGGCTGTTGAAGTAGCCGGGCTTGAGCACATAGGTCATGCTGCCAGTGGCACTCGCCTGCGTGCTGGTGTAGATGTCGAACGGCGCCATGCGGTCCGTGGGGCCGATGTCCACCCAGCGCGTGCCATCGTTCTCGGGCGTGGGCGTTGCCGCACTGGTGTGCACGGCTGCACACTTGTACTTGCGGTGCGTCGCCGCGCGGATGCGCACGTCGCCCACCGCGTAGGCCACGCCAGCAGCCCAGGCCGTCTCTCCCGCCGATGGCTCGGCGATGGTGGTGCCGGCACCGATCATTGTGTCGGTGATGGCGATGTTGTCGATGATGTTCATGTTTAAACGTTCTCCACAAGCATGGGGGCCTCGGGCCGCCCGTTGACGGCATCGGCGGTGCGCAGGGCAGCGCGCTGCAGCGCATCGTTCTGGCGCCGCACCTCGATCAGCTCGGCGCGCACTCCCTCCATGGCGGTCAGCATGTCGCTGCTGTTGCTCCAGCCCCGGCCGGCGGTAAATGGGTTGTAGGCCGCAGGGATCACGGCCTCGCCTTGCTGCAGCAGCGCAAAGCCGGTGCGCGGAACGCTGCGCGTGCCGCGGTGGAAGATCGGCCAGTCCATCTGCTTGGCGATCTCCTCGAAACTGCCAGGCGTGGCGCCCAGGATGGCCTCGGCTTGCGCCAGCGAGAATCCGCTGCCGGCAATCACGTCGTAGATGTCCTTTGCCGTGGCCCCCTGTTCAAGCGCAATGCCAGCCGCCTCGCGGATGGCATCCCCCTCGAAGTACACGCCAGAGGAGTTCAACCCAGAGCCGGTTTTGTAGTTGTAGTAGGCGCCGTTTTGGCCCAGCGCCCCTTGCGCAGCGAGGTTGGAGCGGATGCGAGATTCCTGGTTGTAGGCGCCAATCAGCGCAACCAAAGTTTTCGACAGGGTGCCAACACCGGTGTCGATACCGCGCATCGCGCTGATCATTTCACGCCCCTGCTCCAGGTCCTCCTCCAGCTTCTTGGCCTGGCTTTCCGCCGCGGTAAGCTGGTCGCCGCTGATGTCTTGCAGCCCCTTGAGTTCATTGGCCACCACAAGGCGCTCGTAGTCGGCCTCGGACTGGCTGGCGTAGGTCGTGGCGGCAAAATCCTTACCGACCGCCTCAATGGCCTCGGACAGCCGCTTGCCGTCTGGAAGCTTGCCCGAAGTTTGTGCCGCCGCCAACGCTGCGCTGATGAAGTCTCGCCCCTGCAGGCCCTCGGACTGGACCGTTGCCTCCACTTCGCCAAGCAGCGACTGAGCGGCTGACTTGGTCGCATCGAAAACGCTGCGCGCCGTGTCGATGACACCTTGCAGTCTTTCACGTTCTTTGTTCGTTGCCGCCTCGAACCGTGCGAAGGCCGCGTCGGTATTGCTGGTGGCTGCGTCGACCATCTGCACCGCAGAATCACGCTGCCGGGTCAGCCCATCGAGCTGGGCCTGGGCTGCGTCCTTGATGCCCTGGATGTAGGCGCGTGTTGCTTCGTTGGCGTCATAGAGCGTCTCGATCTCTTTGCGGCGTACCTCGTCCAGGCCAGCGAACTGGGCCATGTGCTGGCTCTTTTCCAAGGCCTTAGCCCCTGCCTCATCACCCTGGGCGCGCAGCACCTCCACAGCCAGGCTATCGCGGTCGCTGGTGAGCGACTTCACGGCGTTTTGGTAGCTCTGCGTCAGCTCGTCGATGGCATTGCCCAGGTCCTGCACTGCAGGCGCTGCAGCCTCCGAACTCTGGAACAGCCAGGCGATGCCGTTGGCCCACTCCATCGCATCGCCATACAGCTCGGGGTTGCTGACCAGCGAGTTGACGGCATCCACCACGGCCTGCGTGTTGCCTGCGTTGGCCACCTGCAGGATGCCCTCGGCCGTGATGCCCTGCAGGCCCAGGCGTTCTGCCGAACGGACAGCAGATCTCGCACCCGCTTCGCGCCGCTTGTCTTCAGTGTAGAAGTTCTGCAGGAAGGCGTTGCTCTGCGTGGTGAAGCGCTCCAGCCCGCCGAAAGCTTCGATGAAGTCATCGGCAAAGTCCGCCAGCGCCAGGCTGCCCTTGTGGATGCCGAAGCCAAGGGCGTCGCTGACCTCGTTCAGCGTGTTGAAGCTGTTAGATAGGCGCTCCAAGGTTTGGATAGCGGTTTCGCCGGTCTTGGCGTACACGCTGGCCTGGTATTCCATCCGCGTGGTGGTCGTGGTCTCGGTCACGAAACGACCATCGTTGGACTGCGTCTGCTGCTCGGCCACGTAGGTATTGACCGCCGTTTCCGTAACCTCCTTCCACGACCCCAGAATCTCCTTGGCCATGGCATCGCCAGCCTTGCCAAATGTCTCCTGAATCTTGGCCTGGATCTCTTCGGGCTTGAGGCCCTGAAAGTTCATGTCCTGCGCGCCCATGGTGTAGGCGAAGTCTTTGACCCCATCGCCAGCCAACCCCAGGCTGTTGGCCATTTGGACAACGTTGTCGCGGTAGCTCTTGTAGCCCTTGCCAATTTCGCGGTTGAAAACCTCCGTCTGGGTGGAGAGGCCCTTGGTGGTCTTCTCCAGGTCGGTCACGATGGCCTGCAGGCCTACTGCGTAGTTTGATTCGCCCTGGCCCGAGTCGCGCAGGCGCTGCAGCTCCTTGCGGCGCGAGTCCAGCTCTTCAAGCGGGTTGTGGGTGGAAAAGCTGGAGCCATCGACAAGCGTGCCGCCTTCGCGCCATTCTTGCCAAGGCGTAAGCGGCTTATCGCCGCCTAGCGTGCCCGCCAAGCCCGAGCCGATCATTCTTTCAGAGCGCATGCCACCCAGGGCGTTGATGACGGCCAGAGCGATAAGCGCAGCGATGCCTCCAGCGCCCCAGGAGCCCATGCCGGCGTATGCGCCAGGAACCGAGTTGGTGCCCAGGGCCACGGTGCCATCGAGGGCAGCTTTCGACACTGCTCCAGTCGATGTCAGCACCGACGCACTGCCAATATTGGAGGTCATCACGCCATGGCCAAGGTAGCTGGACAGCGCATTGAGCCCCTGGCCCGCCAACCCTTGCCCCGAATAGGCCTGGTATGCGGTGCTGCCGAGCGAAAACAGGTTTCCCAGACCACCGCCGCTACCGCCTGTCACCTCACCGCCAGCAACGACGCCGGTCACCATGCTGCTGAGCGCTCCCGAAACGGGGCTCATGATCGCGCTGATCGTCGGCTTCAGCACAAGGCTCTTGAATTGCTCCTTAAGCGCTTCGCGGAGGTTCTTCCCGAAATCCTTGCCGGACTCCAGGCTCTTCATGAACGCATCGGTCAGGCTGGCATTGATCTGGTCCGCCGTCTTCTGCCAATCGGCCTTCACCAGCTTCTGAACCTCGGTCTCAGCATCGATCCGGCTCTTCTCCCGCACCTGGTCGCTCAGTTCCTGCTTTCGGGGGGCGGTGTGATCGCTCTTCTCGATCTCCTTGAGCTCCTTGGCCTGGCGGATTTCGATGGTCCGCAGCGCAGCGATCTTGCTGCGCTCCAACTGCGACAGGCCTGTCAGATCGATCTCTTTCTGGACGAGTGCATTGTTCTCGCGGGACTGCTCGATCTGCTCTTTCAGCGCATGGTTGCGCTTGGAATAGTCCGCCTCCTCCTTGATTTTTGCCGTCTCTTGCTGCTCTGCAAGCAGCTTTTTCAGTGCGTCTATGCGGTCGGGCTGATGGTCTTTGGAGCCGGGTTCGGCGGCCGCATCGAGCCGCTCTTTGGTTTGCTGAACGTTCAGCTTAGCGACGGCGATTTCGCTCTTGCCCAGCGTGTCGATGCTAGCCTGCAGGGTTGCCCGCTGCTTGGCAAGCTCGGCCGTCTGCTTCCTGATCTCTTCCGTCGCCTTGGCGTACTCGTCCACAACTGCCTCCGGCTTAACCGCAGGAGTGGCAGGCGCTTTGGCCGCAGGGATGACAACGTTCAGCGAAGACGAGGATGCAGATGACGCGACAGCAAGAACGGCCGCCTTCGCCTCGGCCTTCGCGTCCGCCTGGCTTGGGGCCGACGCCGCGGCACCCTTGCCCTGTTGCTGTTGCTGTTGCTGTTGCTGTTGCTGTTGCGACTGCGACTGCGATTGCTGGATAGCTACAGTTTTCGCAGAGGGCGCCGGTGCCGCCTTGTTGTCGCAGCAGCAAACCGCAGGGTCGCCGCGCACCGCTGCGGCGACAGCCTGCGGGCTGGCAGGTTTGGCGGGAGTGGCGGGCGAACTGCCGGCCCCGGTGTCTGCATCACGTGGCCGAGGGGTGGAGGATGGCGACGCATTGGAGGCCGGAATGCTCGGTGGCTGGCCGGACTCCTTCACCACGCTCCGGGCGTTCACTATCCGAGCGGTCGTAGCATCGACCTCCTTGCGCGCAGCCTCTGCGTCCGCCACCATCTGGCGACGGATCTCCGCAAACGCAGATGCGCTCTCCTTGGCGCCGGTGAAGTCTCCCTTCAGAAATCGGCCAGCGGCTTGAGCCCCTTGGGCGGCCTGCGCGATCAACCCGCCAATCTCATTGCCAATGGAGACCAGCACATACTTGAGGTTCACACCCAGAACAGCGACCGTCTCGAACACCGTCGCGATGCCACTCTGAATCAAAGAGAGCGAGCCGAAATCTTTCCCGGCGTCACCCGCGGCCCCGCCAACTGCCTTCAGTACCGCCACGGCATCTCGGAGCACCCCGTTGGCCAGCGTGACACTATTGAGAATGAACGCACCGACATCGCCTTCATTGATCACGCGAAACAGCTCATCCCACGTGTGGCTGAGTTTGGACAGTGTGCCATCCAGGGTCTGCGCGTGCCTGGCGGTCGCACCATCGAAGGTCGTGTTGCCGATCTTCTCGATATAGCCGACGATCTCCTCGGAGCTGTTCTTGACCGTAGTGGTAACCCCCTGGAAGGTCAGGGCAACGTTGTCCCCTTCCTTCTTCGCAGAGATACCGAGCTGCTCCAGGCCGCTGAACTTGCCGTCGGTGGCGTCGGTGACCGCATCGATCATCTTGCCGAAGTCCACTCCGGTCGCCGTGGCGACATTGCTCAGGCTGGTCATCGCCTCCTGCGTGGGATCCAGGCCCGCCGCCTTCATCTTCACGAAGCCCTGTGTCACCTCGGCCAGGCTGACAGGCGTATCCATGGCAAATTGCCGCAGCCACTCGAACTCGCGTGCGGCATTGGCCGAGCTGCCGGTGGCCGCAACCATGGTGGTGTTGAGCTTGTCGAACTCGCGCTGAACGTCCACCAGCTTTTCAACGCCCTGGAGAGCCCAGTCGCCAATGTTCTCGGCAATGTGGCCCTTGAGGGCACCAAAGGCTGCCCCCAGCCCCCCCACTTCATTCGCCGCAGCCTTGGCCTTCCCCGAGGAGACCTCCAGGTTGGCGCTCAGCGCCGCAATGCCACTGGGCGCGGACCCCGATACTGCCTGCAGGCTGAACGACAGGTCGGTGGCGTCCTTGACCGTGGCACCGAACTGTCCGTGCAAAGCGTTCAGCATTTTGGACGCGGAACCGATCGCATCACCCATCGCCGAGAAACCGCTCGCCCCCGCACCAGTTGCGGCGGCGGCACCCCTGATCGCCGCGGCAACCAGCTCCTGCTCTTCACGCAGCCGCCGGGTGCGCTTGATCTCTTCCTCGATGTAGCCAGGCACGGCCAGGCCCGAAGGCGTCATGCCGTTCACTGCAGATAGATCAATGGCCATAGTCAAACCCCAAGAAAGAGGACTCGCACCCAGCAGGTCCAGAAAACAAAAAGGCCACCCGAAGGCGGCCTGGCTACAGTCGATTCAGCCCAAAGCAGCCTTGTCCCCGGCCACCGGCAAGCTTGGTGCGCATGCGCAGCACAAGGCTTCATGAAAATGGAATGGCATCGGCAGCGATGCCTGCTGCCGTCACGGGGCAAGAACCCAGGGCTCTATCAATCCCTGCCGCTGTTCATCTCTTCCAACGCCGCCCGCTCAATCACCTGCAAGTCCGCAAAGACCGCATCCCGCTCTGCATCGGTCTTGCCCCGGTGCAAGCGGTCCAGCGTCGCAAACACCGCCGGGTAATCCAGCCCCGTCGCTCCGCCCATGCCCACGCGCCACTGGGTGCTCACGCTGCAAAACAGCAGGCAGGCGTCCACGTGCTCGGGCCAGACTTCCACGTCCTGCTCGGGGAAGTCGCTTAACCGCATGCCCCAGGCGGCCAGCTCGGCCTCGTCGGGGGGCTTGTGGTAGGGCGCGCGGCCGATGGCCTTCAGTTTCCCAGGCGCAGGCCTTCGCGGGTTTCGTTGTAGGCCTTGAACACGGCCTCGGCGGCGCCGGGGTAGCTGTCGCACATGTCGACCAGGGCGTCCACGCCCAGGGGTTCGTCCAGGTCCCAGCCGGTGACGATCTGCACGATGAGCTCGGCGCTGTGCTTGGCGCGCAGGCTGGCGATGTCGCTTTCCTTCACGGGCTTGATCAGCGCGGTGATGGCAGCTTCCTTGGCGTCGGCGTCGGACGACAACACCACTTCGGCGCCATCGTTGGCGGCTTCGGCCGCAACCACTGCAGCCTTCTTGCCGGCGGGTTTCTTGGCGGCAGCAGCAACAGCAGCCACAGGCTTGCTCGCCTGCTCGGCTGCGTAGGCCTGCTCAGCCTCCTGGCGCGCGGCGTCGAACAGCGCCTGCACGGTCTTGCCGATGGCGTCGGCGTGCTGCTCGCGCATCTTGGCCCACACGGTGGAGGGCAGGTGGCGGGCGTCGAAGTTGACTTCGTCGAGCCCGTGCGGCGTGGGCACCTCCACCTTGAGCGCGAAGGACTTGGGGGTGGACTTGCCGATTACGAGTTTGGCCATGATGTTGGTTCTTTCGAGGGAGGAAACACAAACAGGAAAAAAGCCCGTGCCCAGCCCTGCCGCCCCCTCGAAGGAGCGAACAGGGCCGGGTCGGTGCATGGGGGTGCCCGCAAGGCCAGAGCTGGTTGCTGGCGGTGCAGGCAAAGGGGAAGACAGGCGCCTCACGGCGCCTGGCGCGCTCAGTAGCGCGTGGGGCGGCCTTGCAGCGAGATGGTGGCGCGCACCTGCATCACGCTGCCCTTGGTCAGCGTGGGCGTTTCGTTGAAGGACACAAAGCCGTTGTACAGCAGCACGGCGCCGTTGGGCAGGGTGACCTTCAGCGCGCGGATGGCGCGGGCTTCGCCGGCGGCCTTCAGGGCCTGGTAGCCGGGCAGCGAAGGGTCGTCGCCGATGCCGATCTGGATCGACTGGGCGCTGGTCACCGTGGGCAGCTGGCGTTCGTAGTCTTCTTCCAGGAAGGAGAAGTTGGCGAACTGCTGGTCACCGCCGCTGGTGGTGAACTCCAGGATCTGCGGGATCTGCGTCCAGGCCGTGATCTCGCGCAGGCTGCCCACGCCGGTACCGGCCGCAAAGCGGTTGGTGTCGGTCGTGTCGATGCCGGTCACGTCCAGCGCGTTGGTGGCCACGTTGGAGGCCTTGAACACGCGGTCGCTGATCTTCTGCCAGCCCGACTTGAGCTCGTAGAAGGCACCGTTGAGCAGGCCGTGCGCGGCCGAGGTGATGACGCCGGGGTTGGCGTTGGTGATGGCGGTCACGGTCTTGACCGAGCCGTAGGTGGTTGCAATGGCGATGGTTGCGCCGTCGGGCAGGGATACAGCCATGGAATGGGCCTTTCAGTGGAGATGTCGAAGTGACAACAGACAAACAAAAAGCCGCACCAATCAACGACAGTGCGGCGGAAGTTCTGCGTGGCAGGTGGCAGGCGTATCTGCCCAGACAAGATCCGGGAGAGCGGCCTGCCGCGGGGCAGAGTGAACGGTGGGACAAGGGGTCAGGGCTGCGGCGGCAACTGCTGCTGTTTGTGCAACCACTGCTCCCAGGCCGTGATCGCGCCCTTGGCCAGGCGGATCAGGGTTTCGTGCAGTGCTTTGGTGGCAGGGCTCATGGGGCACCTCGAAAGATGGATGGATGTCTTTTTGCGCACGCCGCAACGCGCGCGCAGCGCAGGTGCGCCATGCACGGGGGCAGTGGGAAAAGAGGGAAAACGAAACCAGGGCTGCAGCCAACAAAGCAAGGCCGCAAAGCAAAAATCCCGCAGGGCAAACCATGCGGGATTCACAGAAATTCAAGACGACAAACCACCCCAACTATCTACCGCAGTCGCTACAGGCGATGAGCCAGGCTGTGGCTGCGGGCATTCAACAGAGGGGCGACGGGCGAGAGGGTCAGCACCCTCTGCAATCGTCTGGTGCAATTCTAACCGCGATGCATGGAATTGTGCAAGCGTTTTTTCATCGACTGGTTGCGGCGGCTCACACAATCGTCCAGCATGTTGAGCGTGCGGCGGCCGTCCTGGCCCATGGGCTCGCGCGCCTTGCGGCTGCCGCCGCAGGCCTTGCACACACGCCCCAGCATGGGCGTGCCGGGCACCAGTGCGGCGCCGCGGCCCAGGCAGGCGCGGCAGGTGGGGTCGAGCCAATAGCACACGCTGGTACGCGCCAGGGTGCGTGCGTCGGCCAGGTGCTTGGCCGTGGCCCAGCGCTCCACGGCTTCGAGCACCTGGGCCAGCGAGCGCAGGCGGCCAAGCAGTTGCACGGCATCGGCACCGGCACCTGCATCTGCATCTGCACCCGGGTGGTTGCGGCGCTGGTGCGCCGTGCTGTGCTGTCTGAAGCGCGGCGCTGCCACGCTGTCCCACTCGCCGCGCAGGCGCATGAGCGCGCCGCCCAGCATGCCGGGCGACCAGCCCGCGGCGATCAGCACATCGGCATCGCCACGGCGATCGGGGTCCACCTTGAGGTTCGACGACGAGGTGCCCGCGCGGGTATAGGCTTCCTCCACGGTGCGGTAGGGGCTGTGGGTGGGGTCGGTGGTCATCAGCATGCTCATCCCTCGCATGGGTTGTTGTCGGTGTGGTTGGTGTTGTGGGTATCGGTGCGGTCGTTGCGGCCATCGTCGTTGGCGGCCTCGGGCGTGCGTGGCACCAGGCCGCAGCGCACGGCGTTGTCCTGCAGCGCCCGCAGGCGCCGGTACTCGGCCAGCACCACGGCATGGCCCGCCGCAGCACCCGCTGCGCCGAACACGGCGGCCAGCTCCCCCTGGTAGGCATCGGTGTGGGCGCCCTCCTTCAGCGAGCGCCAGAACTGCGGGCCCTGCGCCAATGCGCGCACCTTGCAGCCGTGGCAGTGGGCGCGAAACAGCGGGCTGTGCGCGCGGGTCTGCGCGGCCTGGCACGCGGGGCATGGCTGCCCTGCCCCAGCGCTGCGCAGCAGCGCGCAGACCACCGGCTCCGCGTTGCCGCGCAGGGTGGACAACAGTGCGGCGCTCATGCCCAGCCCTCCTCCACCATGGCGATCAGGCGCTGCAGCGTGGCGCGGTCCATGGTGGGCAAAATGAGCTGCAGCACGGCATCCACCGCCGCTGCGTAAAAGCGCTCGAAGGTGGGCTGGTCCATGGCCTCGTAGCGGATCGACCGCACCACCGGCACGGCCTTGCCCGTGCGCGGGTCGATGGCATCGTCGCAGTAGCCGGCGGCCAGCTTCACGGCCACCAGCGCGCGCTCGGCGGTGTCATAGACCTCGCTGTTTTCCGCCACCACCTGCAGCAGCGCGAACAGGCGGCGGTGCTGAGGGCCGTTGCGCGGGCGGCTCCATTCCATGCGCAGGCAGGTGCCGGGTTTCATCACCTCCAGCTTGCGCGTGAAACGGGCCCAGGCGTCCTGGTCGTCCGGCGTCGTTCCGCGCAGGCCTTCGGGGGATTTGATGAGCATGACTTTCATGAGGGGTACATCCTTTCAGCGGTGGTGTTCAGTGCATGGGTGTCTGCGGGGCCTGCGCAGTGGGCTGGCGCACCCCGGTCGCGGCACGCAATGCGCCGGGCCGTGGGGGTGTTGCGGCGGCCGCCGCCAAGGGGCCTGCCGATGCCAGCGCGCGCAATGCAGCGCGGTCCATGGCGGGGGTTGTGGCGTGGGGTGGCCGCACGGTGATGGCTTGGGTGCTGCGGGGCCTGGGCAGTGGCGGCTGCGCTGCGGCGCGCGGTGCATCCAATGGCACACGCGCAGCCTCGTTCCCTGGCTCGACCTCACTGCGCGGCGCAGCCGGTGGCATGGAACCCGCTGCCGCGAGGGCCTGCAGCGCGTGAAAGCGCACCGCCGTCTTGCCCGCCGCATTGCCCCCGTCGTACACCAGGCGCGCGCGCTGTGCATTGCCAATGAATGCGATGCGCGGCGGCGGCAGGCCGACCTTGGCGTACTCGCTGTCGGGGCTGCGGTCACCACCCAGGCAGCGCGGGTAGTCGAAACTGCCGCGCCCGGTGTAGGCGCGGTGGCTTTCGCAAAAGCGGTGCTGCAGGTAACCGAGCTCGCTCAGGTCGGTGCGGCACACCTTGGGCCAGCCGCCCAGGTCCTGCACGGCGGCGTGGATGGCGGGGTCGTCAAACACCACGTCGGTGTACGCGCCCACGCTGCCCATGGCCTCCAGCGTCTTGCCCCAGGCCAGGGCCGCACGCTCGGCCGCCGTGCCGGCCAGAATGCGCACCACATCGGCCACGCGCGGCGCAAAGCGGCCGTGCTCGGCATCGGTGGCATGGCGCTGCATGGCCTGGCGGATCTGCGAGAGCTCGAACGGCTGGCACGCGTTCCACCACAGGTCCAGCACAAAGCGGCTGGCGTCCTGCCGGTAGTAGGCGAGCACATCGGTGATCAGCTGCGCAAAGGGCGCGCGTTCAGATGCTTGCATGGTGCGGTGGCTCCTGTACGTGGTGGGGTTGCGGGTGGTGGCTCGGTACTGGTGGTTGCGGCGACGCAGCGTGCACAGCCCCGTCGGGCGCCTGCAGCACCCAGGCATCGGCCACGCTGCGGTTGCGCTGCTCCAGCGCCTCCTGCCGGTTGCCCGAAAGGGGCGGCGTGCCGGGTGCGCCGGCACGGCGCAGCACCGGGCCGCGCTGGCCGGCGGCGCGCAGGCACACGGCCTTCATGTACTCGGCCGGGTCTGCCGGGCGGGCCACGCAGGCAGCGCGCACGGCCTCGGCCACGGTGTCGCTGCCATGGTCCTTGCACAGCCGGCCGATGAAGCTGCCGCACTGCGCACGCGGCATGCCCGCCTGTGCCAGCAGCGACTTGCCTGCCGACCACAACGCGTCCCGCGCCAGGCCCTCGGCGGCATCGATGCCAGCGTTGCCGCGCAGCGCCTCGGCGCTGGCCGTTGCGCCAGCAACGGGTCTGCGGGTTTCGCCAAAGAGATCCGTTCCGTCTCCGGTTCCATCTCCGTCTCGGTCTCGGCTCCGTTCCTTTCGGTTCCCTTTAAGGCCGGTTTCCGGTGGATGGCCGGTGGACGGGTGGCGGATTTCCGGCGGAAAGCCGCCATCGCCCGGCTGCTGCGCAACATGGCCATCGCCCTCGCCCGCAGGCGCCATGCCATGCGGGTAGGCACCGGTCTTCCACAGCGCCTGCGGCGGCACGCCCACGGGCGGCTTGCCCTCCTTGGCGCGCTTGGCGTTTTCCTTGCGCAGGCGGTCGCAGTATTTTTCGTAGGCGTACTTCTCCTTGGCAGCAAAGGCGGCAATCGCTTTCTCGGCCACCACGGGGTGGTACAGGCGCCCGTCCGCGCACTTCACAAAACCGTGCAGCGCGGCAGCGCGCACCTTCTTCCATTCCTTGAGCACGCGGCCATAGCCGGCCAGGTTGGCCAACTCCACATCGTCATCGGGCAGCGAAGCCGCCGGCACCTGGTGCCAGGCCGCGCACCACAGCAGAATGCCCGCGCGAAACGCCTCGCCCACGGCCGCCGCCGCAAATTTCGAATCGCGCAGCCGCCGCACATCCAGCTCCATGTACGGGAAGTCGCTCAGGTCGCACCCGGGCAAGGTCAGGGGCTCGGGCAGCGCTGCGCCGCCCTTCATGCCGGTGTTCGTGCTGGTGCTGTTGCCAGTGCTGCTCACGCGCCCTCCTGCTGCGGCCATGCGGCATAGGCCTCGTTGAACTGCGCCCACAGCGCGGTGCCCGGCTCGTGGTGGTTGGCCTCGGCCAAGGGGATGTGCTGCGCAGCCGCCGATTGCGCTGCAGCGCGCAATACCTCGGGCGTCAGGCGCTGCAGGGTGTGGCCCATCAGCATCCCCATCACTGCCTCCAGTCGCGCGCAATGCGCCGGCTCTTGTCCAGGCTGGCCTGCGCCTGGGCGCGGCTCTCGATGCTGATGGCCCCCCGCACACGCGGCGCCAGGTCCACCACCCGCAGTCCGCGGCGGTTGAGCACCAGCACCTTGGTGGCGCCTTCCGTCGCCGCGCCACGGCTGTTGCCGCCGCATCGCGGTGCCACCGCATCATTGGCCGCTACGGCACTGCTGCGCGGGCGCAGCAACGCAAAGGCATTGGGCCCCGCTGCCTGCACGGGTGGTAGTGGTGGTGGTGTTGTTGTGGTGGTGGTGGTTGTTGTCGTCGATCGCATGGCTTCAGCGGCTCCTCACAAGGCGTACGGGCGCCCACGCTCCCGCAGGAGCGCACAGGTGGGCCCATCACAAAAAAAAGAAAGAAACAAACAAACAAAAAACACCCGGCGCCGCGCAAGGCACAACAAAGCCGCGCAACGCAGCGCCGGGCAAGGTCCACGGCACCTGCTGCATCGGCGCCGCGGAAGGAGAAAACCAACAACCAGTCAGCCGCCCCCGGAGTCCGGGGCTCCGGTGCCAGACACCAGGCTCCCCCGGGACCGGGGCAACATGCCGGCAAAGTCCACCGCCCCCTGTGTGAACACATGCAGCTCGTGCATGCGGTTTCGGGGCACAGCCCGGCGCCAGTGCGTGATGGCGCTGGGCGTCAGCCCAAAGTGCACTGCCACCGCCTTGTTTCGGCCGGGTTCGGCATCCAGCCAATCCGTGAATCTCATGGCAGCAAGTTTAGTTTTATCTAAACAAATAGTCAAGCACAAGCTAAAACAACTTGCCAAAAATTTAGCTACAGCTAAACTGCGCAGCCATGAGCAACGACAGCACCCGCCGCGCGGAATTCACCGCCTACTTCGAGAAGCACTTCGGCACCGACCGCCAGAGGTTCATGGACCAGTTCGGCGTGAGCAAGGGCCGCATGACCCAGTACCTGGACGAGGAAGAGGCCTTCGGCGAGCGCGCCGCCCTCAACCTCGAAAAGCGCGCCAACCTGCCCCTGGGCAGCATGTTCCCCTCGCTGCTGCGCGCCGGCAGCGAGGCCGCGCGCAGCCTCGCGCCCGAAGGCGTGCCCGTGGTGGGCACCGCGCAGCTGGGCGACGACGGCTACTTCTGCGAACTGCAGTACCCCGTGGGCCACGGCGACGGCCGCATCAACTGGCCCACGCGCGACCCCAACGCGTACGCCCTGCGCTGCCGCGGCGAGAGCATGAAGCCGCGCATCCGCCACGGCGAGTTCGTCGTCATCGAGCCCAACCACGGCTTCATGCCCGGCGACGAGGTGCTGGTGCGCGAGCGCAGCGGCAAGGTCATGGTCAAGCAGCTGGCCTATGTGCGCGATGGCATGGTGCACCTCGATTCGGTGAACGAGGCGCATCCGCGGATCAGCATTCCGGAGGATGAGGTGGAGGTGATTCAGTATGTGGCGGGGATAGCGAAGTCGGCGTTGTGGTCGAATGATTGA